TAAATGAGGTATTATTTTAATTATTTAGGAGATAAAATTTATGACATCTAGTTATTCTACAGATTTAAAACTCGAACTAATGGTGACTGGCGAAAACGCTGGTACATGGGGAGATAAAACAAATACTAATTTAAATTTAATTCAACAAGCCGTGGCTGGTTTTGAACAAATTACATTATCATCTGGAGGCACTGTTGCATTAACAATGTCTGACGGTGCTATATCAAACGCAAGAAATTTAGTTATTAAATTCGCAACTGCAACAATAGCAGCAAGCACAATTTGTACTATTCCAGATTCAATAGAAAAATTTTACATCTTTGATTGTTCAGGATTAACAAATGCAAATAACCTTACAATCAAAACTGCATCAGGAACTGGTTTTTCTCCAACTGTTGCAGGAGCAGCAAGTTCTAAAATTTTTGCAGCATACTCAGATGGAACAAATTTAAATGAAATATCTTTAAACACTTTAGGTGGCACAATTGCTACAGCTAACTTAGAAGCGGCATCAGTGACGACTGCAATAATTGCAGACGATGCTGTAACCTCAGCTAAGATTGCAGACGATGCTGTTGTTACTGCTGCGATTGCAGACGATGCAATCACTACTGCTTTAATTGCAGACGATGCCGTAACTGCTGACAAATTAGCTAACACTACTGTAAGCGCAGGATCTTATACTTCGTCTTCAATAACCGTAGATGCACAAGGAAGAATTACATCTGCATCTTCTGGATCTGCTGGTGGTGGAGCTTTTGCTTTTAAGGCATTTCAAAAAGGACCTGGTTCAGGAAGTATTACTGTTAACCCATCTGCAAATGTAGTTGGTGCTTACGTTGTCTCTGGAGGAGGCGGAGGTGGCGGTGGTCAAACAGGAAATACTGCTAGCTCAGGCGCTGGCGGAAGTGGTGGAGCGGGTGTCTTTGCTTACTTCTTCGGACCTGCAACAGGGGGAGCGACTATACCTTTTTCAGCAGGAGGAGCTGGAAGTGGAGGACCTGGAGGACCTGGAGGATCTAATCCAGGTAGCGCAGGAGGAGCTTCTGTCGTAACAAATATAGGAACTGCAAACGGTGGAAACGGTGGTAATGGATCAAACGGCTACGGTTCACCAGGTAGCCCAGGTAATGCAGGAACTGCTCCAGGAGCATTAACAACAACTACTAACGCAGATGGTTTTTTAGTTAACTTTGACGTATCAGGTGCTGGAGGAGGCGGTCGAGGTGGACCGGGAAATCAATCACAACCAGGTAATCCAGGTGGCGGTGGGTTTGTAGCTGTATATGATAACTCAGGAGCGTAAAAATGGCTAGACATGTTTCTTTTAAAATTGATGGTGAAAATAGACAAATATTTAAAGTTCATTCTTCAGACGTAAGTAAAACATTTTGGAATAACTTAGAATCTAATTTAAATTTTATAACTATAAGTGAAGAGGACTTTAAAAAATTAAAGTACAGTAAAATTCATAGAATTGATACAAATAATAATTTAAATTTTCTTGCATCTCCAGAAGGTGCAGAGATTCCTGATATTACTCAATACACAGTAGAAAAAAAATTAGATGAACATATTAAAGAAGCAGAATTCTTTGTAAAATCGCATGACAATTCAACCGTTAATCAAGTAGTTACGCAAGATTATATTAATTCTTTAAAAGCAATTGATACAAATGCAATCACTTGGCCAGTAAACTGTAATAATTGGATAGAAGCATTAGAATTAAATTCTCATTTACTTGATAGTGTTCTAGAAGTATAGTAATACATTCTCATGTATGAGAATGTAATAGAATTTTCTTGTCAAGAAGACTACTTTAAATTAGGTGAAGATTACCCCATAGCTGCAAAAGTAAATATTCCACAATGGTTTAAAGAACTTAATCATTCTGTTGAAAATAAAACAGTAAAAGGATGTATGCCTTTTCTAGATTCTTTAACCGCTGGATATATTTTAAAAATGCCTCAAGATTTTGCTATAAAACATAATATTGAAAATGAAGATACAAGAGCTGTATGGCAAAAACCTGCTGCATCAGATGATAATATTTCAATTATAAATTGTTTAAATATTAACAATAGAGGTATTCAAATACACAATAGAGAACAATTAGGTGAATGTCCGTACAATGAACGAAATAAAAATTTACCTTATCATAAAATTTTAAATCCATGGTTTATAAAAACACCGCCTGGATATTCTTGTTTGTTTGTACCATTATTAAATAATGAAGATGATAGGTTTTTTCCTCTATCAGGAATTGTTGATACAGATACTTTTAAAAGTGAAATAAATTTTCCAATAGTTATAAATGGTTACAAATATCCACAATTAGATACTGTAATAAAAAAAGGTACCCCATATGTACAAATAATTCCATTTAAAAGAGAATCATGGAAAATGAAAGTTTCTAAAAAAACCACAAAAGAAATAGTAGCCAATAGAATGAATTTTATGTTAAAATTAATTCATAATTATAAAACACGTTTTTGGAATAAAAAATCATGGAAGTAAAAAATTTTATTAAAGTATATGATAATGTAGTGCCACCTAGTTTAGTTTCTGGTATGATAAGATGGGCTAATAAAAATAATTTTAAAAAAGCTGGGGTAGCATCTAAAGAAGCTGAAGATGGGGAAATAATTGAAGAAAGCGTTAGGAAAACTAAAGTCCTTCCCTTACATCAATGTTCAGATTCTTTAACTAATGTTCATTATTTTAATGTTTTAGGAAAAATCTTTAATGATTATTTATACAAGTACAAAAAGGATCTTAATATTTATGATTTTAATTTAGACAGAATAGCAAACATAAATATTTTAAAATATGAAGAAGGTGGTTTTTATAAATGGCATACCGATCACTCAGGACCACTTTTTCCTAGAACTATAAGTATTATTTTATTATTAAATAATGATTACGAAGGAGGAGAATTAATGTTTTCTGATGCTGATTGTAAAAATGAAATATCATTTAAAACTGAAGTTGCTAGGTTAATTATTTGGCCCAGTAATTTTATGTTTCCTCACAGAGTTAATCCAGTAATAAAAGGAACAAGATATTCAATTGTAGCGTGGGCAGTATGATAAGAAAAGATTTTAAATATAAAAAAATAAAAAATTTTATTTCAAAAGATGAAGTAGAACTTCTAAATAATTATAGTATTATAAAACACAGAGCAAATACTTTAGATTTTGATTTTAGGCAAAATCCTGTAGGTGATACTTATTTTATATATGATGCTGCGGCTGAAGCTCTTTTATTTAAAAAAAAAGAATTAATGGAAAAAGAAACTGGGTTAAAACTTTGGCCTTCTTATTCTTTTTGGAGACTTTATACTTACGCGTCAGATTTAAAGGACCACACCGACAGGCCTTCTTGCGAAATAAGTGTTTCAGTAATGCTCGGAAGTGATGGAACTCCTTGGCCAATTTATATGGGAGATACTCCTATAGAATTAGAACCAGGCGATGCTTGTATTTATTTAGGTTGTGAACTTAATCATAGAAGAGAAGAATTTGAAGGTGATTGGCATTCTCAAGTTTTTTTACATTATGTAGATAAAAATGGTCCTTATGCAGACAAAAAATTTGATGGTCGTCCAATAATTCTGTAGAATAACTTATGAAATTTATACAAAAAAAATCAGATGGTTCTCTTAAAATTAAATTTTCATGGAAAGAAAGATTTATTCTTTTTTTTAGAGGAAACTTGTATTTAAATTCATTTGCTTTAAGGCATTTTTCTAATAATTTAATAAAAATTATTACAGAATGGAACGTTAATTTTAACGAAGATGTGAAAAAACTTACGACATCTGAAGAGGATTCTATACAAGGCAAGTAATATTAGTTATAATGTATCTATGCCTTTACAAAAAGTACAAATAGCTCCAGGTTTCAATAAACAACTTACTCAAACAGGTGCTGAGGGTAAGTGGACTGATGGAGATTTTGTCAGATTTAGATATGGTTTACCAGAAAAAATTGGAGGTTGGGAACAAATATTAGAAAACACTTTAGTCGGTGCTGCAAGAGAACAATTTATTTGGGCTGATTTAGATGGAAGAAAATATGCTGCAATAGGCACAAACAAAGTTTTAATTATTTATTATGAAGGAGCTTTTTTTGATATTACTCCTTTAGGCACAGCTCTTACAGGTTGTACTTTTGACACTGTTAATACATCAGCTACAGTTACTGTAAATAAACCTGCTCACGGATTAGAACCTGGAGACTTGTTTTTGTTTACATCCGTAACACCTCCATCAGGAGCTGGATATACTGCAGCAAATTTTACAACTAATACTTTTCAAGTAATTACTGTCCCAAACAGTGATGAATTTACAATTACAATGGCTAGTGCAGCAGGGACAACGGTCAACGGATCAGGATCTGCAACAGTCACTCCATACATAAAACCAGGAGCTTTAGGTTCGACATTTGGATTTGGATGGGGTACAGGGTTATGGGGTGGTGGACAACAAGTTTTTAGTACGCTTAACGGATCGTTAAGTGATGACACTGCTGGTACTGGTGGATCGGGAACATCTATAACTTTAACATCCACATCAGGATTTCCAGCAACAGGAACAATTAAAGTTGGAGCAGAATTTATTTCTTATACTGGTATATCAACAAATGATCTTACAGGAATTACTAGAGCAACTGCAGGAACGAGATCTGCTCATTTAAGCGGGGCAGGAGTTGAAGTTTTTACAGGTTGGGGTATAGAATCGTTATCTCAAACATTAACAACAGATCCTGCATCTTGGTCGTTAGATAATTTTGGAGAACAGTTAATTGCAACTATAAAAAATGGTGCATCTTTTTCATGGAATCCTATTAATTCAGATTCAAATGCATTGAATACGAGAGCAGTATTAATAGCAAATGCTCCTACTACATCTGTTATGTCATTAGTTTCTGATAGAGACAGACACTTAATAATGCTAGGAACAGAAACAACTATTGGTACAGCAGGGACACAGGATAAAATGTTTATTAGGTTTTCTGATCAAGAAAATATTAGTGACTACACACCTACTTCAGTAAACACAGCAGGGACTTTTAGACTTGATTCAGGAACTAAAATAGTAGGTGCAATTAAGGGAAAAGATTATACTTTTATTTTAACAGACAATGCTGCTTATGTTATGCAATTTGTTGGACCACCATTTACTTTTTCTATAAGACAAGTTGGTTCAAATTGTGGATGTATTGGGCAACATGCAATGAAATATGTTAACGGTATAGTTTATTGGATGGGAGAGTCAGGTGGCTTTTTTGTTTATGATGGTACTGTTAAATCATTACCTTGTGCTGTAGAGGATTTTGTATTTACTACTAAAAATGGAAACAATTTAGGAGTTAATTATTCCGCTGGTGAATCAGTGTATGTTGGATTAAATCATTTGTATGAAGAAATATGTTGGTATTATCCTAAAGCTTCTTCTGATTTTAACGATAGATATGTTTGTTATAATTATCAAGATGGAACTTGGGTTACTGGTTCTCTATCAAGAACTACTTGGGTAGATGCAAATTTATATGACAACCCATACGCTACAGAATATAATTCTACAGGATTACCCACTTTTCCTACAGTTCAAGGTGTTACAAATATTAATGGATCAACAAAATATTTTGAACATGAGGTAGGTGTTAACGAAGTAGATTCTGCTGGTAATAAAACTGCCATACCTGCTTTTATAGAATCAGGAGATTTTAGTCTTAATATAGAGGGTAATGCTCAAGTATTTATGAGTATGAGAAGATTTGTTCCTGATTTTAAAACACTTCAAGGTAATGCTACAATAACTATTTTATTAAGAGACTTTCCAAGCGATACTGAAGTATCATCTCCGTTAGGACCATTCACAGTTACATCATCAACACAAAAAGTTGATACAAGAGCAAGAGCTAGGTTTGCTAGTTTAAAAATTGCGAACACGACTACTGATGAAAATTGGAGATTTGGAACTTTTAGAGCAGATGTACAACCAGATGGAATGAGGGGATAATGGACGAAATATTTTTACAAGATTACGCTAACAATGTAGCACAAGCTCAAGACCCTTTAGGTATTGCAGCAGTACAATCACAACCAGGATTTGAAAACTATCAACCTAGTTTTGCAAACCAAGACTTAGCTCCTATGGGATTAGTAGATAATACAAAAAAACCAGACTATAAACAAATAGCAAAAAATGTAGCTGAAAACCAAGTTAAAAATTATATGATGAAAAAAATAGGTTTAGATTATGCTAAATCAAAAGGTATAATAGATCTGTTAGGTTTAAGTACAAATACGTTTGCACCTTTAGCAGTAGCTTCTGCTCTTTCAGGTAGATCATTAAGTATATCGGATTACTTAACTAATAAGAGAGCACAAAAAAATGCTATTAGAAAAAGTACGAACAATGATACTCAAGGCGATATACAAACAGTTCCTATTAAAACTTTAAATATGCAACCAAGTGCTCAAGATATTTACAGAGGAGGAGGCCCTACTTCTGAACCTGCACCTTCAGCACCTGCACCTAGGCAAGCTAGACAAACATCTGGAATAGGTGGATTACACTCAGGATATTAAATGGCTAGAGTAGATATAGTAATTCCTGAACCTAGTCCTGAATATACTACGGAAAATCAAAGACAGATAAATCAGTCTTTACGAACGATGCAAGATAAGTTAAACACTTCTTATCAACAAGAATTAAAAAATGAACAAGATACATTTACCTGGTTTATATCATGACAATTAGATACAAGAACGAAGGAATAAATTTGACTACAACTAACACCGAAAGTGTTTTTGCTGCTCCTGCAGATGCAACAGTTTTAATAAAACAAATACAAATTAATAATGGTTCTGGAAGTGCAGTTAATTTAAATGTACAAGTAACTGATACTTCAGCTAGTGCAACTTTTAG